CAGCTCTACGTCTAAAGCATGGAAGTACACCATGTATACATAGGTATACACCAGCCTTAATGCAGCATAGCCCATGTCCTACAGCAAACTTAAAATGATTCCAGTAGGACATGTTGTTTTCTTTTAGATGTTCAGCCCATCTTCTTACCAAGCTTTGCATGACCAATATCTAGCCTTCCACCTTGGACCGGGATTGTCACAATTATGTCTTGCTCTAAAGTTCTTTCGCCTGCCCGGATCGTTTTTCTTGATCTTCATGTTAGGGTCGCCAAAGTTTACTTTAACTACATTGCCTTTATCGTTTTTAACATAAACGCTTCTCTTCTTTGGTCCATCGGGAGTTCTAAATGGTTTGCCAAGTTGTACTTTTTTACCTTGGTATTCAGCGCCTTTACCTTTACGTAGTAATTCAAAATCTTCCTTAGTAACCTTTCCATCTTTATTCTTATCAAGAGCTTTTTTTTGTTTCTCAGAAGGTTCTGATTGAGCTTTTTTCCAAGCTTCTGGATCTGGTCTATCTTTATCACCCTTCTTTGCAGGCTTATAATTTTTACCTTCACGTTCTTTTTTCTTACGAATATTTTCCCACAACGAAGCAGCGTCATGCTCTTCTGTTTCTTCTCCAAAGTCTTCGTATTCTGCTTCAGCAGGAACGTAAAAGTTTTCTTCTGTAAGCTCTTCAGTAAATCCATACGTTGTGCTAGTGTATTGGTAATCAATGTCATTAATGTTGTCGGACATTTGTAAACTCCCTATTTGTTATGTGAATTGCCTCTGTTAATAAAATATCTAACTTTTTCTGTGATACTCTTGTTGAAAAATAATCACATATTGATTTTATCATTGGGTCTTCAGGATCTTTTTTTAGCTCCAGCCAACCTATTAAATAATTCCAAATCCTATCTTCTAAAACCAGAGGATAGGTAACTCCATCTGGCCTTAAAAACCTATGTAACCATTTAAATTTAGGAACGCAGACAGTTTTTCCTCCGTTTTGTCTGAATTTTTCATGTATGTATCCTTCCTCGCCTCCAAATCCCTTGAAATGTTCATTGAAACCTAACCAGTTTTTTGTTTCGCATGAAAAAACTCCTAGCCCTTGCATTGGTATGTCAAAGGGGACTCCTTTTTCGTATGACTTTACATCTTTACCCCACTTTCCATACATGTCACCACCCCAGCCCGGAGTGAAATGAGTAGAGTATCCTGTAATATTGTCATACATTAATGGTCCTTGTACTAAATCCTTGCAGTCTGGTTTATCTTTGTAGTATTCTAACAGGGCTTCTAACGATCCTGTTGGAAATAAAACATGACAATCCATACTGATGCAATACTTTCCTTCTGCATTGTCGAAAATTAAATTTCTAACAGACGTTGATTTCTTTTCAGTATACGGTATATACTTTACTTTTTTCTTACACCAGCCATTGATCCATTTTTTTAATGCTGTACCATGACTACCTTCTGGATTATTATCTACTACAATTAATTCTACTCTATCATCTTGTACTAGAGGGTGATGTAGTCTAAGAGATTGTAGGGAGAAATAAACTCCATTTATATCATCGTATGTACACATTCCTATGCTTAAAAGTTTTTCCATGTTAGCCGGGAGCCTCGTAAAAACCTATGTCAAATCCTTTTCTTGTACAATCCTCTACTGTTTTTTCCATACCATGTTTTTTTAAGTAGTTCTCTATATAAATACACATATTTTGGTCTGTTCCGGGCCAGTTGTTTTTGCAAAAATGGCATAGTTTTTGGCATTTCCAGTTACTTCTGTCACTAGATATTGGCATTGGGGAGGTATTTTGTTGTATTTCCTGAAACCTATCTTTTAGCATACCCAAAAATTTCTTCTGGTCTTCTTTGTCGAAGCACATGGAAAAAGGACCGCCATCTTTTATGAAGAATATAGACATGATCGCTTGCTTATACTGTGGAAATAGCTTAGAAATAGCGTAATTATATAAAAGCAACTGGGGGTCAGAACATAATTTTTCATATGTTTTCTCTTCTCCAGTTGCCCAATCTAACCTTCTTCCAGTTTTCCAATCAATAACTTCTATTGTGTCTTCATCCGTCTGAGTTACAAGGTCTATTGTTCCTTTGATTGCTAATTGCCCCTCAATTTCTTTACCATCTGGCATCTTGTATTTAAACTTAGCCCAATCCTCTTCAATTGGTATGTCAAAATGAGGTTCAGGTGCTACAACGTTTCTTTTTCTAGGATCAAATTGACCATCATTAAAATCAAGTGTTTGCCAAACTAGTTTTCTACAAGTATTCTTGTCACCATTAGTCCAATCGTGTACGGATTCTTTGGTATAAGCTTCAAAACTTAAGTCTAGTAGTTCTAGCACCAACGATTCGTCAGCTTCAGTAAGTTTAGTTCTTGGGCATTTAAATTTGCCTATCGCGTCATCATCTACTCTTAATATTCTAGCCCTTGGGTTGTCTTGGTGATACTTCTTTAAGCCAGCTAATACTTCCATTACCTTGTGTACTATTGTTCCTAACTCCGCTTTCTTTCCACTTACGGATTGATGGCCTAATACATATGTAATATAATATTGCATTTGACAATACGCATAATTATTATAGCTTGAAGATCTAATATATGTTATTATCATGAGTTACTCCAAAAGTGTTTAATCTTTTCTAGAGATTCACACAAATCACCAAGAGAAGAATTGTTATTTTTTATAACGTAATCAAATTGAGACCAATCAAAATTTTCAGGATCTAAAGCAGACTCACATTTATGCGAATCATTGTAAACATTTCTGTCAAGCCTAATTACAATTCCTCCTGCGTTTTTTATAGCCAAAACCTCATTAGGAAATCTAACATCTGGTATGATTGCTACAGATGATTGCTCTTGTTTAATTTTTTTAATTGTATAGTCTACCCAAACGGTATCCTTTATTGATCTCATAACATCTGTGCCGAAGTATTGCAGGAACTCTCTAGCTGTCATATGTATGTTATCTAGAACATCTTTACCTTTTAGTGCAGCGTCTTGAGCGGGGTATGGTGTCGAAGTATTCTTATCCTCGTCAGTTCCGTACACCTGAGTAGGAGATAGATCAAATAAATCTATAGCCATAGCCTTAAGAGGATCTGCAAAATGATATATTTTTACGTATGGAAACAAACTATTTTCAGCATATTCTAAAAATTGTTCGTCTTTCCTAGTAACATCAAACACTCCCCAACCTTGAGTGCCTACACTGTCAACTGTTTTTATTTCAAGATGACCAGTGTTGCTGATTTCAAAATCTGATATCATGCCTAACTCTTTTAGGATAGACCCATTGATATAGTTTGCTACGGTGTTTTTGCCAGCTTGTTTTCTACCTGCTATGCCTATAATTGTCATTAGTATGTCCCCTTCAAGTTACTCAAAATATCTTTTTTAATTTTGTATACTGACATGTCTCCCACATCTTTATCGCTTAACTTGGGAAATGTTAGCCTATACATTCTTCCAAACTGTCTTTTCATTTGCACTCTAGCTTCTCTCCCAGCCTGATCGTTATCCATTAGTATTACTAGTCTTGTTATGGGTAACTTTTTTATCTTTGATTCTTGGTCTTTAGATATACTTTTCCCAAATATGCTAACTGCGTTTCTTACACCAGCTTCGTGTAGTTTCCATACATCTCCTTGTCCTTCGACTATATATAAACAATTTGTTTCTTTGGCTTTCTCTATTGCTCTATGATAATTATAAAAATAGTAACGCTTATTGAATCCAGATGGATATATTAGAAACTTAGGCATCCTATATTCTTTAATAGTCCTTCCTATCATACCCACAAGTTTATCTCCAGTGTCATTATGTATAGGTATAATAGACCTCTCTTTCATTATACCTGTATCGTAACAATCTCCCACGCCAAAATATTTTAATGTAGATTTTTTGAAGCCTCTAGACAGAAAATACTCAGAAGGTGTTTCAAATGTGTATGGATTATCTATAATTTTATCAGTAAAGCTTTTAGTTGTTTTCTTAGATATAGACTTTATTAGATTAGAAAAATCGTCTTCTTTTTCTATGGGGTCTATAGATTGATTGTACTGCTTTTTGTCTATGTTAAACTCTTTGCATATCCATTTTAACACATCTGTAAACTCAAGATCAGTACCAGATTTTTGAGACAATGCTCCCTTGATTAATCCGAACACATCATTATTAAACTCGTTCTGACAATCTCGCGTCCAACATTTCCATATACCCTTTTCAATAGAGTAAGAAAATGCTCTTGGGTTATCGCTGTTTTCATGACATGGGCATACTGAATATATGTTGTCACTAAATGACTCATATTCTACACCTAATTTTTCAAGAACTGTTTCAATATTATTGTTGAGGTTCTTCTTCAGTTTCTTCAAGTTCATTTTTTATTTTATCCATGTCTGAAACCAATCCAGTGTCACCTACGGGTGCATTTTTGAATTCGTTTCTAGTCCTAAGTTCTAGTAGCTTCGCGTGAGCGCCCTGCATTTGCATATTGATATAATCTCCATCATCAAGACCAGCGCCGTGTCTTGAAACAATTGGTACTAGTTTTCTATTGCCAGCGTTTGGGCCATCTTCTGCCATTTCCTCTGCTGATTTTGCTTTGAATATACTGAAAGATGTACATAGCCACACAAGTCTATCAGACCCACTCACTGCGTCAGTACTTTCTTTCGTGATACCGTCACGATTTAATTGCACGAAAGATAAACATGGTATGTCTAGCTTGACACACAGGTTGTGGAGAGATGTAATTTGGAATCCTAACGCTTGATATTCCTGTATATTATTTGTAATAGATGAAGAAGACATAAGTTTGAGATAATCATAGATTATTACACAGTCATTTGTTTTGCCAGATTCATCTGTTTTTACCTCTTGTACTATCCATCTACGTATAAGGTTCATTATATTTTCAAAAGGTTTACCAGCTACACTAATATAGCTATACGGTATAGATTCTATTTGACTAACTGCTTCTCTGACTTTTTCAGCTTTATCTGGGTCATCCACAAACTGTCCTGTGGCAATTTCGTTAATAGGTATACCACTAATATTTGCTATGATTCTGTTTAGATGATCTTCCTTAGACATTTCAGTATCTAATACTAGGACGGGGACTCCGGTGGAAGATACGTTAAGGGCAACATTATCAGCGAACACTGATTTACCAACTTTGGGTCTTGCAGATACAAGGTCAACGCATTTTCTTCTAAGACCACCCCCAATGGCTTGGTCATATCTAGAGAATCCCGTGGGTATACCAATGATATCGCATTTATTTTCTTCGAGGAATGTGACATAATCTTCGATACCTTCTCCTATTTTTTCTGGGTTCTCCCCACCATCATCTTCTCTAAGAAAGTCTGTTACTGGGTCTTCTAACTTTTGTATAATTTGGTTGACACTCTCAGAACCATCTACACTATCCATGTCCTTATGGACTTTTAATGTTATTTTCTTTATCTTACGTGCAAATTCAAACTTTTTCATCTGCACCGCAAAACTGAATACGTTGTCTTGAGATACTGGAAATTCGTACAAAGAATTTATATAAGATAGTTCTTGCTTTGTGCTAATTTGTTCTATAAAATTAAGTTGTTCAGCAGCCGCTAACAAAGTGGCAACGTCTGGTTTTTGATCGTTACTTATTATATGTTCTATGCACTTATAAATAATCTTATTATTAGGATTTACAAAGCTTTCATCACATAACAAGTCTGATATATTGACATGAGCATCAACGCCATACTGCAACAAGCCAGCTAGAACAGCTCGCTCTGCGCCTATATCTAAAAGTTTTTCTTCCATCTGTTAACCACCAATACATCTTTCACAACGATAATACTCGCCAAACACCAAGCCTGCATTAATCTTGCTTACTTTTCCGCAAGCAGAACATTTTACTTCTCTCATTTTTGGAGCTGATCTATTTCTTGGAGTTCTCTTAATGTCCGGCGTTTTAATATGCCTGTCTTCGCCTTCATCTACCCAAGTATTTTCTCCTGCCTGCACAATGCTTCTTCTTGGTTTTATGTTTTTCTTCATAGAAAAATCGCCGTCAACAGCCTTTGAAACAGGTTCTTCGTGCAGCCATCTAGCACTATCTTCTGTATCTTCTGAAACTTCTGACTTAAAATCACCACCAGACAATGCCCTTAATAGAGCTTGCTTTTGTTCCTCTGTTAACGTTTTTATAAATTCATCCATACTCATGTTCTTTTACCTTTCTCTAATAGTATATCTGCTTTTCGTCTTAGGTCTTTTGCTTTGCAGTCTAATGATTGTACTCTTGAAAGTGCTATCTCTCTGTAGTGATCTACGACTCTAGCATATTCGTCATTTATGACAATCATATTTCTTTTAGTTTCATATTTCATATAGGTATCAAATTGATGGTAATTTTTGGCTACCATTTTGTCTAGCTTATCATTGCACCAATCTAGAGCAATCTTTTGCATATTTAATTCATCTTGTATATGTGAAGCGTAAGCATATAGTAGGTATGCAAATTCAAAAGTCTCATCCTTACTCAAAGATGATAGAAGTCCAGAGTCAGCATCAGCAGCCGCTGTCCACTCTTCATTAAACTTCTTATGAAATCTTGCATGGCTAGCGTTTAAGAAGTCGTCTATCATTGCTCTTAAATCAGCCAGTTGCTCATTCGCCGTTTTCAATTTGTTCTCTCCATTGCTCGTCTGTGTCAGAGTACTTCAATACTATTATATCAATTTTGTTCAATTCGCACCACGATATTTTATCTTCATCCTTTGCTTTTGCAATAGCAAAGTCTGCTTTATTTTTATGAAAAAATGGAGTGTATTTATAATGTTGCTGACCATGAACTTCTATAGCCATCATTATCTGTGGTAAATAGAAATCTAGATATAGCACACCCTTCCTATGCGAAGGTGTACTCCCCGGCAATTTTACTTCTTCAAGTATTCTATAGCTATGGAAGATAGTCTTCAAGAGATTTCTTGCGCGAACGTGGAACTTTGATCTCTTCCGCTTGTCGTTTGCGTCTACTGAATAGCTTGTTAAATTCCAAGCGTACTCTCTCCCATTTATACCAATAACTTTCATTCAATAGTCCTATAATAAGTTTAGCTAGTATTACACCAGCAGCAATTTCACATATGTCAATTATATTCATTTAATTATGTACAAATAAAATTTGTGGTATTTTGTGTTTACTCGTACAATCCTGTAAACACTCTTCAAAATAATCCCAATCAGCTCTTAAGTATCTTCTAGAATTAAAGCCAATTTTTCGTGCTATACTTGTTTTTATTGCAACGCACCCCATATCTATGCATCCACCCTCTAGCTTAACATTCAATAGGCCATAAGGAACTTTTCTGTCAAAGTTTACATTGATATGATTATGTATGCAGTCCCAATATATAAAATCTTCTTCTCGTTTATTTATTTCACTGATCCATGTTGGAACATAATAATTATCACTATTAGTTAATACTGTATAATGTGAATCAAAAATAGGATGTTTAAGCGCATAATCTCTAGAAGCATGTCCAGCATTACCTTTCCATTCGTTTGTCGAAGATATGAAAACTCTTTCGTCTTTTATTTTATTAACAACTGATAGCATATTCTCATATGGCTCGCCGTCTCCATCATGAATTATTCTTAACTTCCAATTGTTTGCCGTTTGACACTGCATCATATATATAAAACATCTCACTTGTTCTATATTCTTATAAGCTACAGCTATAACTTCTACAATTTTCATTTTTTAATTTCCGTGCTGCCCCTAGTGTTTTTAGGCACATAGGGGCAGTTTTTGCATCCACTACCACAACAAACACCTCTGCTCAATAAATACTCTTTGCTTAGAGGTTTAGTCAATGCTTCCTACTTCCCTGCCATTACGAGTAATTGCGCCAGCAAAAACTCTCAAGTCTACATTATCATTAATAGTTCTGGTTGAACCATCTGCATATACAGTGTTCATAACACCGGGATGCATACTATATGCTTCTCCATCATTAATAACATTAAATGGTACATTCCCAGCACAATTCTTACACTTGTCACCATTAGCATCAACACCATGTAGTTTAAATGGCCCAAGACTATCAGCCCAGCCAATGCACTGGTTAGTATCGCCTGTGGGTGATTTACCATTACTAGCTTTATAAACGTCAGGTCTACTTGCACACTCTACAATCATAAGAGTATTAGAAAAACCGTCTACAATATACTGCTCTTTAGTTACTTGATCTTTTACTAAGCAACCATCATCATTAGTTTTACTCGCGTAAGGATCGCTACCAGCAGGAAAGATTTTATCTTTAACACCAGTAAATGTTTCATAATCTGTATATCCAAGGTTATTAGGATTTAAACTTGGTGCAGCACTATCACTATCTCTACTAGGCCCATCAATATTAGCATATCCACCATTAGGAGGTAGTGCAGATGGACATTTGAATACAGCGGCTTCTGTAGCAATAGCAGCAGTATTCTCCCACCAATTTTTATTGAAATCATATAAGTCTGCGACATTACCTTGTTCTAAATTAGCAAGAACAAATGCTCTCCAGCTATGCTCTGTTCGTGATGGATTACCAAGGGAGCT